GCCAATCCGGCACCTGGGCCAATGCAGAGTTGCATAGGGTACAGCGCCATGGAGAAGCTCGAATAGTTGCAGGCAACAGGCTTTCCTGTGTTCCGAAGAATGTCGACATTTCACGTACGATATGCACCGAACCGTCGCTGAATATGTTTTATCAGCTTGGTGTAGGTGACTTACTGGTAGACAGGTTAAAATCCTTTTTCGGGATTGACTTGGCTAGTCAGCAAGCTCGCAATCGTGATCTTGCTCGGATCGGTTCCCTCGATTTTAAGGTAAACCGTAACCCTCCAGAAGATGGATTGGTTACGATAGACCTGTCGAAGGCGTCCGATTCGATTGGACTCCGAATGCTGGAGAAACTTGTTCCGCGCGACTTTGTTGCGTGGCTCAAGCTACTTCGGTGCAAGGAGACAACTCTCCCAAATGGGAGCAAGGTGCAGTTGAACATGGTGTCCACGATGGGCAACGGCTATACATTTCCGTTGCAAACCATGTTGTTCTGCTGTGTCGTTGAGGCATGTCACCGGGTTTTTGAATACCCGGCCGAACGTGGATCCTGGGGCGTGAACGGCGATGATATCATTTGCGGCAAGTATGTCGCGCGTGGTGTCGTTCGCTTATTAACGCTCCTTGGGTTTACGGTCAATGCCACTAAGTCCTTCCTTGAGGGACCATTCCGCGAGTCTTGTGGGGCTGACTTCCATCTAGGTCAGCCTGTCAGAGGTGTCTACGTAAAGACGCTCAAGACAACTCAGGCTCGTTATGCCGTCATTAACCAGCTAAACCTATGGCAGGTTCGCCAGGGATTAATACTCCCTCGCACTACCAAAAGGCTTATTAACTCAGTTGAGTACCTTCCGGTACCCCTCTGGGAAAATGATGATGCTGGTATTAGGGTGCCGTACCGTCTAATCAAGGGTTTACGCAAACACAAGGAACTTCAAAGCGTCCTATATAGGCGCTGGGTTCCACGTGAGCGCGTGATCCGCATTGGTGAATCCGGTATTGCATCTTATCCGCGCTACGCTCGTCACAGGGATTACAATCCCCATGGCTTGCTGATCGCGTTCTTAAACGGCAGTATAGAACGTGGTATGATATCTTTGCGGCAACGCGAAGTAAG